ATAAAAAAACTATTACTGAAGATGAATTTGCTGAAATGACTGAAGAACAGAAAAAAGATTTGTTTGAGTCAGAAAGAGGTACAAGAGCAATACAAACTGGTAGAACTGCAGAACAAATAGCTGCTGGAAAAATACCAGAAGGTATGATTCCTACTGCAGAAGTTGAAAAGATTTCTATGGAGGGAACAGAAGCTCCTACAGTTGAATTAGAACCTACAGAAGCAGTAACTGCTACTACATTAGCTCAAGAAGCTCCAGAAGCAGTAGCATTAGGAGAAGCTAAAAAAGGTGTTACTCCTGACCAAATTAAAGCAGCCACTATAGAAGATGTAAAATTAATAGGAGAAGACGAAGCTCCTGAAGTTACTGAAGCTATTGGTAGTTTATCTAACGAAGCTATTCCAAAAATACAAAAAGCTGCAGAAGTAAGTCCTACAGAAGCTGCACAAGTTGCACAAGAAGAAATTAATAAAGCTCTTGCTCCAGAAGTAAGAGGTCAAGTTAGTCCTGAATCTTTAGTAGAAGCATTAGATAAAAGAGCTGCAGCAGTAGTTGCACCTGTTGATGATGCTACAGTTACTACAAGAACTGCAGAGATAATAAGTGAAAAACAAAAAACAGATATACTTGCTAACGTTACAGGTGAAGGTGTAAACTTAGAAGATATCCCACAATTTAATGTTGTTGGTCAAAGAACTGCACAAGTTGCAGAAGCTAATACAAGAATAGCACAAGAGTTAGGAACAGCTCCAAGTATGGATGCTACTGAAAGAGCTGCAATAACATCTGATGGAGTTGCTAAAGGTGATGCTGCTCAGATAGGTGGTGTACCAACTTTACAAGCTGCATCAAGACAAGCAGTAACTGGAGAAGCTCGTAAAACTGCAGCAGCAGATATGTTAGCTGTTGTAGCAGAGATGCCACCAGAAGTAACAGCAGCAGTTGTAGAAGACCCTGCAACAGTAGAAGCTCAATTAGACACAGCACCTGTTAATGTTCAAGCAGCAGTAGCAGCACTTCCACAAGAAGCTTTAGTATCTACACAGATGGAAGGTTTACTTGCTGGAATAGAAGAAAATAAAACTCCTGTATGGGCTAGACCTGCTGTAGATGCAGTTAATGCTATGTTAGCTCAAAGAGGTATGTCAGCTTCAACAGTTGGTAGAGATTCATTATTCAATGCTATTATTCAAAGTGCTTTACCAATAGCACAAAGTAATGCACAAGCTTTACAACAAAGAGCTTCACAAAACTTAAGTAACGAACAACAAGCAAACTTACAAGAAGCTAATCAAGTCATGCAACAAAGGATGACTAATCTTGCTAATAGACAAACAGCAGCTTCACAAACTGCACAGATGGCACAGCAAGTTGTACTTAAACAAGCTGAGTTTGAACAACAAGCAGTAATAACTACAGCTCAACAAGAGCAGCAAACAAGAATGCAGAACATTCAGAATGAGCAGCAAAGAGCTTCTCAAGAATCTGCACAAAGACAACAAGTTGCTTTAGCTAATCTTGATACAGGAACTAAACTTGATTTAGCTAATCTTGAACAGCTTAACGCAGCCGGTAGAGAAAACTTAAGTGCTGAACAACAAGTAAGACTTACAGAGTTCCAAGCTAAAGTAGATAGAAATGCTAGACAAGCTGAACTTAATCAGCGAATGGAAGAAGTAAATCTTAGTAACGATTTAAAAGTAGAACTTGCAAACTTGTCAGAAATGAATCAAGCTGCAAGAGAATCAATGTCTGCTGAACAACAATCTAGACTTACTAATCTTAATGTTCTTGTAGACTTTAAAAAGACTAACGCTTCACTAGCACAGCAAATGGACTTAGCAAATATGTCTGCTGAGAACCAAATGGAACTTGCAAACTTGCAAGAAAAAGCTGCTGCAGATAGTGCAAACTTTACAGAAGCTAATAGATTTAGATTACAAGAACTTACAACATCTGCAAATGTCTTATCACAAAATGCAGAGTTAAGACAAAGAGCAGAGTTTGCTAAGTTAAGTGCTGAAGAGAAAATAACACTTGCAAATCTTACAGCTAAGAATCAAGCAGATAGTGAAAACATGACTGCTGCTAATCAGACTGAGTTAGCTAATCTAAATAAGAAGATGAGAGTTGCTGAAGTTAATGCTAACTTAGCACAACAAATGGGACTTGCAGAGCTTTCTAATGAGCAACAAACTGCAATGACTAATGCTCAAATTAATGCTAATATGGACATGGCTAACTTTAATGCAGAACAACAAACTGCTTTAGCTAATAGTAAGTTTATGCAAACTGCTACACTTGCAAATCTTAATAACGAGCAACAAGCTATTATGCAAGATGCAACTACAAAAGCTTCATTAAACTTAGCAGAGCTTGACTCACGTACAAAGTTAGAAGCACAGAGAGCATCATCATTTTTACAGATGGATATGACTAATCTTAATAATGAGCAACAAGCTAATATGTTATCTGCTCAACAAGAACAACAAAGATTGTTATCTAATCAATCTGCTGAAAATGCTGCTAAACAATTCAATGCTGCATCAGAAAATCAAGTCAATCAGTTTATGGCAAGTTTAAATTCACAGATGGAACAATTTAACACTGCTCAATTAAACACTATGGAACAGTTTAATGTTCAATCTGAAAATGCTGCAAATGCTAGAGATGCTCAAAGAACTGCAGATGTTAATAAAGCTAATGCTGCTATATTAAATCAAGTCAATCAATTTAATGCTCAATTAGATTTTAATAGGCAACAATGGAATGCTGCTAACGAACAAGCAGTAATAAATTCTAATGTTACTTGGAGAAGACAATCTAATACTGCAAACACTGCAGCACAGAATGCAGTTAATCAACAGAATGCACAGAATGCTTTTGGATTAACTTCATCAGCTCAATCATTCTTATGGCAAGAGTTAAGAGACCAAGCAGATTATGATTTTAGATTTGCTGAGAACGATGCTAATAGAAAATTACAAGCTATGATAGCTGCTGCTGGTTCTGAAGGAGATGCTGCTAAGAACTGGTCAAGTAATTTTAATAATGCATCTAGTACTATAGATAGAATATTTGGACAAGGATAAATAGGAGAATATAAACATGGGATTATTTAGTAAAGTTTGGAAAGGAATTAAAAAAACTGCTAAAAAAATAGGTAAACGTATTAAAAAAACTTTTAAAAGTATAGGTAAAGCTATAGGTAAATTAGGAGTAGTTGGTCAAATAGGTATGATGTTTCTTATGCCATATGCTACTGGAGCATTAGGAAGTTTCTTTGGAGCCTCTGGAAAACTAGCTACATGGTCTACAAAGTTATTAGGTAAAGCTGGATTAGGTTCTAAAGCTTTAGGACACACGTTAAATTTAGTAAACAAAGCTGGTACTTTTGTAGGTAATGTTTATAGTAGTGTTTCTGATACTATTAATGGAGCTATAGAGAGAACTGGTAACTTTTTAAAAGGTAGAGGTTTTGTTAAGACTCCTGTAGTTAGTCCTGATATACTTGCTCAAGGAGTAGATGTTAGTCAAACTAAATTTGGGGATGGAGCTGGTAATATTTTTGATTCTAAAGGAGAGTTAATTGTAGATACAGGTTTTGATAAAGCTGGATTCAATACAAAAGCTTTAGGAACTTTACCTCCAGAATCTAAAAATTTATTAGACTTAGCTACTGATGACTTTACAAAAGCTATAACTCCTGTAGATGCAGGTAAGTTAGCTGTTAAAAAAGGTTTAACTATAGACCCTTCTTCTTTACTAACACAAACAAAAGAAACGGGGTTACTGGATAAAATTAATATTTTTGATAAAGATTCAGCTATTAGAAAAGATATAGCAGAAATGGATATATATGAAACAGGTAAACAATACGCTAAAGAAACTGTAAAAGAATCTGTAATAGGCGGAGCTAAAATGGGTCTAACTCAAAAAACTGCAGAAGCTTTTGGTTATGAGCAACCTGAAGGTGCTGATTATTATAATATTGATATACCAGATTTATATGATTCTGCTGCTACTAACGGAAGTGTTTTTAAAGAAGTAGACTTTTCAATGCAAAAATCTGGTAACAGTTTTATGGCTAGTAATTTTCAAAACTCTAACTATTTAAATAACTTAATAGGTGAAGGTAACTCTGCATATGATTCATATATGGCAAACTTTGCAGCTTCACAATATCAACCTTTCAAAGTAGGAGTATAGAATGGAAGAGTATAATCAAGAAGCTGTCGATGCTTTTGCTCAAGCTGGTAGACCTATACCGGGTCAATCATTAACATCTAATCCAGATGAGCCTAGACCGTTTGAAGGACAGCCAGACTTTACAAACTTTAAAGAAGCTTTAGATTATACTACTGCTGAATTATTAGAAGAAGAAGCTTACATGTCTATTGTTGGAGCTATAGGCGATGGTGTTACTATAACTGATTTAGCAATGCAAATAGGTTATGTAGGATTTAGAGAAGGTAAATGGAACCCAGACTTAATGATGATGTTAATGGAACCTTTAATGTATTTATTAATGGCATTAGCGGAAAAAGCTGGTGTAGATTATAGAATAGATGACGAAGATGAAGATGAAGAAGATGATACTTTATTTGAAGAAAAATCTAAAAATATAGCAGAAACTATAAAAGAAAAAGTTGATAAAGGTCAAATACCTAGTGGTGCTTTACCTTCTGATATAGTAGAAAAAATAGAATCTTTAGAAATACCACAAGAAAGTTTATTGGCTCAACCTGAAGAGCCTATGGTTGAAGAACAACAAGCTCAACCACAACAAAGTTTATTAGAAAGGGGACAATAAAATGTCAAGATATGATTACCAAGGAAGATTAGATTTTGCACAGCAAAAAATAGATGAAGCTCGTGACTATAGAGAAAAGCAAATAAAAAAACAAGATAAGTTTGCTAAAAGACTTCTTATGTTTGATACTGCTGTTAGAGGTGCTAATGCTTTAATTAATAAAAAAGCTGAAGAGTTAGATGCAAAACAATTACCACAGAAAGCAGCTTATCAAAACTTACTTACTAGAAGTGAAAACTTTAGAACTGCTGAAACTGAAAGAGTTAAATTAGGTTTAAGTGTTGAAGATTATTTAGAAAATAAATACTTTACTCAACTTGAAACTGAAGCACAGAAAGATTTTAGTTATCTAAGTCCTGCTCAATATAATAAAGCTTTGAGAGAAGAAGCTTCAAGACTAGCAAAAGCTAATTTAACTTCGTATAATAATTTAATTGAAACTACAAAAAATATACCAACCTTTGAAGACTTTACAGAATACTATGAACAACAAGCAGATATTCCTAGAAACTTAGCATCTTGGATAGGTTCTAAAGCTAAAGGTTTTGTAAGAAAAGAAACCGAAGAAACTTTAAAATTAAAAAATGAAAGAGCTGATGATGCACTATACGGAACTGCTATGTTTGATAAGTTTGGTGAGTTGTCTACAGCTTTAAGAGCATACGATACTGTAACTAATCAAGGAATAGATGCTGCTAAAATTATTAATAGATTAAACTTAACTACTGGTAGATTAGTTCCTAATATGGAACAAAAAGAAACTGTAACAGAAGTAGATAAAATAAAAGGTGTAACCACAGAAAAAGTTATTGTTTCTTTAGCTACTATGACTCCAGATGGAAACGTAGAATATAGAAAAGAAAACAAACATGTTATTGCAGAAGTTACAAGTCGTACAGGAGAAGATAGAGTAAAACTATCAGAAATAGAAAATCTTTATAAACTTGTAAAACCTGAAGAGCAAAAAAACATTATGGCTATTTTACAGACTAAAGGTGATGGACTACCTACTTATAAGCAATTTGAAGAAGCACGTAAATATTTAACTGAAAACCCAGATGCTTATGCTATTGATTGGACAGATGTAGCTAATCGAGAAAAAGCTTTTCCTTCTTGGTATTCTACACAAATTCAATATGTAAGAGATGCTAGTGGTGAAAATATTGCTGGAGATAGTGATAATGATGGTGTCTATACTATTTTAGATGATAAAAGAAAAATAGCTGAAGAAATGGGTTTTGATGAGGTTACTATGAGAAATCAGTTTACTAAAACAGCAGACGATATGACACCTTCTACAAGTGTTTATGAAATAAAAATGAAAAATAAAAAAGATTTAAGTGAGAAAATTTCTCAAGAAAATTTATCATTTTACAATGACTTAATAACAGATTCAAGCTCTGACCTATATGAAATTATAGGACCTGCTATTAATGCTGGAAGAGAAAAAGGTGAAGAAGTATTTTCATTAGGTGTTTTTGATTTTGAAAAATTATTTCCTAATCTAGGACTCAAAGGAAATCAAGAAATATTTTGGGACGATACAAGAAATACATTAGTTTATAGTTTACAAAATTAAAGGAGTTAAATAAATGGCTTTTCCATCAAGATTAAGCATGTCTCAACAGGCAAATAATTATTCTATGTATCGTGCTGAAGAACCTGTTGATGAAAGAACTCAATATATAAGAGATAATATAAACCCTTTATATAAACTAAATAAAGATGAAGCTATAGATTATGCTACATCTATGGGAGTTTCTGATTCACTTAGAGGGATAGCACAGTTATTTGGTAAAGGCGGTGATTTTTTTGGTTGGGATGCCTTGACCAATAGTTTAAAAAAGAAAGATAAAAAACTACAAGCTATACTTGAACATCCTGAATATGGTAAAGACGCTAACATTGCTTTCCTTACTTCAGCAATAGCAGCAGACCCAGTAAGTTACATACCTATAGCTGGATGGATTTCTAAAGGTAAAAAAGCGAAAAATTTAAAAGACCTTGCAATTTATGGAGGGTCTACAGGTGCTATTGTTTCTTCTTTGGGCTATACTCCTGAAGATAAAGAAACCTTACTTTTAGATGAAGATGCTTCTTTAATAGAAAGACGTTTAGAAAATGCAGGTATTGGATTAATAGCAGGAGGAATTTTAGGACCGGCAATAGGTAAAAGTGTAGATGTAATACAAAAAGCTAGAGGAAAGCCCGGAATTTTTGCACCTGATGAAATAGAGCCAAAAAAATTTGATGATGACTTTGTAGATGAAGATACATTAAATCAGCCAATCACTGTAGGTTCTACAGTTCGTGCTAAAGACAGAAAAAACATTGGAACTGTTATAGAATTAGATGAAGAGAAGGGTGTAGCTACAGTACGTTTTGTTAATAAAGAAACAGGAAATACAGCTACTAAAAGATTTTCTCTTAATGATTTACAAGATACTAAACCCGGACAACAAAAAAAGAAAGGTGTTGTTCTTGGTGAAGAAGTTGCAGAAAAACCTAAAGATGTTATTTTTGTTATAGACAAAGAAACAACTAAAGGTAATCCAATCTATAAAGCAACAAATTCTAAAAATAAAATTACTTATAGTATACAAAAAGCAGTTGATGAGCAAGGTAATATTATTCCTAAACAATGGGAAGTTACAACTATACCTTTTTTAAGAGGTAGAAAAAAGGGTGAAAGTATTGCTGATTTTAACAGAAGAAAAAAAGCATTAACACAAATTAATTTATTTGGAAGTCTCAGAGATGCTAAACAATTTGTTAGAAATAATATACAACCTAATAAAACAGTTCCTATTGCTAATCAAAAAGATTTAGAAACACATATAGTTCAAGAAATTAGTAAACCTACTGACCAAAAATATTCAGTAAAATACTCAGTTGGTCAAGCTTACAAAGATAAAGTTGGAACACCTTTATATAATATAGTTTTTAATAATCCTGCAGAATCGCTAGGAGGTTTTACTGGTGGTTATATTGGATATAATGCTATAGATAACCCAGAAGCTACTTACGCACAAAAACTTACTGCAGGTTTAATAGGAACTATAAGTGGTGCAGGAGTTACTAGATACGGAGTTAAAAATACACCTGACAATTTTAAAGATATTGTAGGTAGAATGTTTATAGATAAGTATGGATTAAGACCAGAATATATTAAATTAAAACAAAACTTTAGAGCTAATAAAAACGAAATAGCTATGGAGTTTAAAGACATTGTAGAAAAAGCTAGTAAAGAACTAAACGAAGAGCAAAATACACTTTTATATGGTTTGATAAATGGGGATATAGCTTCTATAGAAAAATTATCTCCTGAAGCTTTAAATTTAAACGCAGAAACACGTGCTTTAATTACAAAATATGCTTTAGAATTTGTTGATAGAGGAATGTTAGACGAAAAAGTTTTTAAGAAAAATATTGATACTTATATAAAAAGAACTTATAGAAAACCTAAACAAGAAACAGATAAAGTTTTTTATGAAACTAATAAACAAATTAGAATTATTGGAGATGAGCTTAAGCCAAGAGGTTTAGTTGAAACTACTACTAAAAAAGATTTTGATAATGTTAATTCTAAATGGAAAAAAGAAGGGTGGGAAATATTAGAAGAATTAAAAGGTGGTAAAGTTAAAGTAAGAAGACAGTACACTAAACAAGAAAGAAAAGATTTAGAAGAAATTGAAAATGCTTCATACGCTATAGCAGAAACAGGTAGATTATTTGCACATGATATATCTACTGCAAGATTCTTTGATGATTTATCTAAAAATAAAAACTTTGTTTTAGATGAAGCTGATTGGAAAGCTTTGCCAAAAAGTGAACAAAATCGTTTTGCAATGATGCCTAGTAGTAGAGTTCAAGGAACTAAACAATTAAAGTATGGAGAGCTTAGTGGTAAGTATATAGAAAAAAATGTATTACAAGATATAAAACATACTTTTAACTTTTCAATTATTGATAAAGCTGCAAAAGCTCCTATAGCAAAATATTTTGACAAACTTCAAACACTTTGGAAAAAAACTAAAACTGCTTGGAGTGTTCCTACTCACGTAGGTAATACAGCTTCCAACGTAATGTTATTAGATTTTGCAGATGTTGGTGATGGTCTTTTTGATGGTTTGAAAATGCTTTTTAAAGGAATTAAAGAGATGCGTAATCCTAATTCTAAAATACATAGACAAGCAAAAATTGATGGTATATTTGATGTTGATTTAGTATCTAAAGAATTAGGTAATGAACTTAGTGAAATAGAAAGAGCTTTAACAAAACTACAAAACAAAGAAAATTTTGGAGCTGGTATTTTAGATAAAACTTGGGAAATGACAAAAAAATATGGCAAACTACCTGCTGAAAAAATGGAAAGACTTTATCAGCTTGAAGACCAAATATTTAGAATGGCTGTTTATATGGATAGAATTAACAAAGGTTTTTCAAGGTCTGATGCAGCTTTAGATGCACGTAAGTGGTTTATTGATTACGATATTAACGCTACTGCAGTTCAAGCATTGAAAAGAACTATGGTTCCTTTTATAAGTTATACGTATAGAGTAATACCTTTACTAGCCGAATCTGCTATTTTAAGACCTCAAAAATTTATTAAATGGGGTGCTTTTGGTTATGGTTTAAATGAAGGATTTACATACTTAGCTGATGATGAACTTGGTGAAGAAATGGATAGGCTTACTGTAAGACAAGAATATAATAAAAGAATGTTTGGTGGTGTTCCTGCTGTTGGAGACTTAATGCCTTACACTAACATAAGAATGCCTGTTGATGATGAAAATGGAAATGCAGTTTATCTTGATGTAGGTCGTTGGATTCCCGGTGGCGATATATTTGAACAAAGAAGCACTGAAGTAGGTTTACCCGGAGTACCTGCAAACTTTCAACCGGGTGGTATTTTCTTCGATGCTTTTTATACTGCATTTTCAAAGCAAGACCCTTACACTGGAAGAGATTTAGAAGAATATGGAGTTGATACTGATAATATAGGTTCGATAGCAGCTCATTTTGCAAAAGCTCAAATTCCTAATATTCCATATTTAAAAGGAGCTTACGGTACTAGAAGATATGAAAAAGCAAAAAGAATTGATATAGGAGAATTAGACGGAGAAAGAGTTTATGGTTCACAATACATAGCAAACGATACTCCGTTCTTAGCTTTAGCTTATATGTTTGGTTTGAGATTGAGACCTCAAGATGCTTATGCTAATAAAAAATTAAAAACCTTTTTACATCAAAAAGAAAGAGATGAAATAAATACAAAAATTAAAAGTATACCTAAAGAAATTAGAAAGGGTAATTTAACAAGTGAAGAAGCTGAAAAGAGAAGGGTAAAATTACAAGAAGAATTATACGCACTAAATGCTGAATGGGAAATTTATCAGAAAAAACTTGGAGAGCTTGAAGGAAAACTAAGTGAAGAAGGGTTTAAAAAGTTACAAGAAAGACAAGGAAAAGTTGAAGGTGGGATAGTAAAGGGTAAGGACGTACCCTACACTAAAGAAAACCCTGCAGATAGGGTAAACCCTTTTACTGGTAGCCCTTATTCTGAACAGATAATTAGACTTGGACTTGCTAGAGGTGGTTCTAACATGAGTCCTATTGTTGAAATAGAAGTTTTAGATAATAAAATAATTAGAACACATGAAGATGGAAGCACAAGTGAAATAGATAGAGGACCAGATGAGCCGGGACTAAAACAAGTATCTCCTGTAGCAGATGTTCTGTTAGGATTGGGAGCTTTTAAATTTGGTAAAGGTTTAAAAGAAGTAGGAGAAGAAGTTATAGGGAAAGCTACTATGCCTAAAACTGTATTACATGGTAGTCCGAAAAAAAATTTAAAGGATATAACAGCTACTAATATAAGAAGTCCTAAACCTTCTGAAAATTTACAAAGCGGTGTTTATACAACAAAAAGTAAAGGACTAGCTAGGTATTATTCTTATCCTAAAGGAACTGTTTATAAAATAGATACGTCTGATATATCTAGACAAGCTTTTAATCCTGCAAAATTAGGTAAAGATAAAGTATTTAATGCAGACAAACCTAGCAATAAAATTTTAAATAAGTTACAAGCTGAAATAAAAAAAGAAAAGGACCTTAGAAAAGTAGGAAGTTTAAAAGAATTTCAAAAGAATTTAAAACTTAATAAAAAAGAAGGTTCGGGATATATATCTTCTATGCCTCCTTCAGTTACAAACTTTTTACAAAAACAAGGATATAAAGTTGTAAAAACTACTGATGATTTAATGGAAAATTATATATTTTTAGATGGTAAGCTGCCAATAAAATAAAGGAAAATAATATGAATGTAGAACTATGTAAGCAAGAAATAAAGCGACACGAAGGCGAAGTGTTAGAAATTTATATGGATAGTCTAGGCTATAAAACTTTAGGAGTTGGACACCTTTGCCAACCTAACGACCCTGAATATGATTGGGAAGTTGGTACACCTGTTAGTCAAGAAGTTGTAGACATGTATTACGAGGATGACTTTAAAAAGCACCACAAGGAAGCTATACATGTCTTTGGTAGTGAGAAAGACTTTGAAAAGCTACCAGAGCCTATACAAAGAGTGTTAGTAAACATGTGTTTTAACCTAGGAGGTTCAAGACTTTCAAAGTTTAGAAACATGTTGAAAGCTTGTAGAGACCATGACTGGAAAAAGATGGCTGTAGAGATGGAAGATAGTCGTTGGTTTAAACAAGTAGGTAGACGTAGTGTAGAGTTGCAGAAAATAGTTCTAGGGGAAGAGGATGCTTCTATACACTGAAAAGCAATTAGAAGAAAGCTACCGAGAATATTGTCTTTTTCAAGGAAATAATGAAATGGGTTTTGTTGCTTTAGAAGACTTTAGAATTTTATTTGAAAATTTATTAACGAAAGTTTACGAGGATATAGAATGAAGAACGTATTAAAGAATATAGTTGGAGCTGTTGCACCTACATTAGGAACTGCCTTGGGTGGACCAATGGGAGGAATGGCGGCAAACATGATAGCTGATGTATTGGGAGTTCCTAACACACCTAAAGCTATAGAGAAAGCTGTAGCAGATGCAACACCTGAACAAATGCTAGAACTTAAAAAAGCTGAACAAGCTTTTGAAGTGCAGATGAAAGAGTTAGAAGTAGATGTGTTTAAGTTAGAAACACTAGATACTCAAGATGCTAGAAAGAACTTTAGTAAAGACTGGACTGCACGTATTATGGGCATAGCTACAGTAGGTGGATTCTTAGGATATATATTTCTTGTTACTTTACAACCACCCGAGCAGAACTCTGAAGCTCTTATAAACTTAGTACTAGGATACCTTGGTGGTTTAGCAAGTGCTGTAATATCATTTTACTTTGGAGCTTCTAACACACAGAAAGACTAATGGAACAAGTAGTAGTCTTTATTCAAGAAGTTGGGTTTCCTATAGCAGCAGCAATAGGTCTTGGTTGGTTTATTTATAAGTTAGTCATACGTATTGTTGATGGCATGGAAGCAAAGTTAGATGCTGTTGATGCAAAAGTAGAATCACAGATAGCAGCTATAGAAGAAAGACTAGGTGTAAAGTTAGATACGCAACATGGCATACTTGTTGCATTGATAGATAGAGTAAGAAGTCTTGATAATGAAATTATAAGACAAGATACTATGATTAAAACTATATTAGGAGTGCCACAGTTAATTGACACTGCTAAAATTTCAAAAGCTAAAAGAGATGATAAAAGAAAAGATTAAATTTGAAATACCAGTAATAAGTATTTTTGTATTTTTATTTATTCTTAGTGTATTAGAGCAGTTATGAACTTAAATGATTTAGAAAAAGTACATCCTATGAAACAGATTACAGTTGCTTCTGTAGTTCAAGTAGCTGTTTTTGGTTTGATGTTGTTGGCTTTCTGGGGTAACTCTAAAGTCTTTGCAGATGAGATGGTATTTAAATTTAAAAGCCCTAGCTTTAATGGTGTTGGTACATCATCACATTATCTAACCATACAAAACCAAGAGTTTAATCGTAAGGCAGCTTTGAAAGCAGAGATAAAAGCTTTACAAGATGAGATAGAAAGAGATAAAGAGAACACAACACTTGCAAGGTTTATAAGAAACTTAGAGTCTAGAATATATGCACAATTATCTAGACAACTTGTAGAGAACTTGTTTGGTGAGACTCCTAGCGATAGTGGTGTACTAGAATTAGAAGGTAACAGAATAGAATACACTGTTATAGATGGGATAATAACTTTAACAATAACGGATTCAAATGGTGATACAACGACTATTTCCTTGCCTGTTGGCAATTTTACTTTCTAACTGTGCGGTTATAAGTCATAACGAAGATTTATTATTAACAAAGAAAATACAATCTCCGGACATTTTAGAACTACAGTCAGAAGAGTTAAAGAATTTACCACCGGCTACAGTAATGCCGACTATAGCTATATACCCTAATAGCTTTAAAGATTTAACAGGACAGAGAAGAAGTAATAGTACCTTTGCTTTATTTAGTACAGCTATTACACAAGCTCCAGAAGCTTTTCTTATAAGAGCTTTGAAGCATACATCGGATGGAAAGTTTTTTAGAGTTGTAGAAAGAGTAGGCTTGGATGACCTAACAAAAGAAAGACAACTTATAAGAAGTACTCGTAAAGAGTTTAAAGAAGATAATAAAATGAAACCTCTGCTATTTGCAGGGTTGTTGATTCAGGGTGGGGTAATTAGTTACGAAGCTAATCTCAAGTCTGGAGGTGCTGGAGCTAGATACCTAGGAGTAGGTAACAGTAAGCAGTACAGGGAAGATACAGTTACTATATCATTAAGGTTAGTATCTGTATCAACAGGAGAAGTGCTTACAGAGACGTTAGTTTCTAAGAGCATTATCTCCACTAGTATTTCTCAAGATATATTTAGGTTTATTGAAACTGGCACAGAGCTGGTAGAAATAGAAGGCGGTGTATCGGAGAATGAATCTGTATCTATAGCTTTGCAGAAGGCAATAGAGACAGGTGTTCTAAATATTATAAAAATAGGAATAGAGAGAGGCTATTGGAAATATGAAAATATTAAAATTAATGAGCCTGTTTGTGATGCTGAGTGCATTGCCAACATACGGGGCTGATAACGAAATATATGTTGACCAATCGGGTGCTACAGCTAACATAGATTTAGAACAGTTAGGTTCTGCAAATATTATTGGTGGTTTGAATTCCGTAGCTGGAACTTTAACACCTTTAGACTTGGATGGAACTTCCTTGACTTTAGACATCAATCAAATTGGAGATACTAATAAGTTCTTAGGAGATATTTTAGCTGATAACTTCACAGGGTTTTTTGAGTTTGATGGAAGTGGGAATAACTTTACTATACAAGTAGACCCAACAAATACTTATGGAGCAGATGGTTCTGATGTTAATGTAGATGTTACTGGAGATAGTAATACTTTTACACTTGACTTAGCTACGTTAGCTATGTCTAGTAACACAGACTTAGACTGGATTATTAATGGTGATAGTAATACATTTGACTTTGATATTAACTACGATGGTGCTACTAACTACGTTGATGTAGATGGAGATAGCAACACAGTAAACTTTACAGGAAGTGGATATGCAGGTGGATATTTCTATCTTGACCAAACAGGAAGCAACAGAACATTTAACATTATTCAGTCATCAAAATTGGCTGCAGACTGGTTACAGATTGATTCTGTTGGTAGTAATGGTACTGTTTGTGTCGTTCAAAACGATGGCGGAACAACAACTAGCTGCTAATATAGGAAATATAACAGAACTTAATGGAGCCGGAAGAGTAGTAAGAAAAGAAACTTTTCAAGCTGCATTAGATTTCAACATAAACAGTTATGACAATGTCCAGACTTCTAACGGGAGACTGGGCATTACTTTTTTAGATGACAGTCAAGTTCGTTTGACTGAACATTCTGAACTAATAATAGACGAGTTTATCTATGACCCAGACCCGTCTAAATCTAAGATGGCACTTCAGTTTGCTAGTGGTACTGCAAGATTTATCACTGGTAAATTAGCTACAATAGATAAAGAAAATATAACCATACAAACTCCTAGTGCTACGATAGCTATTCGTGGTACAGACTTTACAGTTACTGTAGATGAACTAGGTAGAAGTTTAGTTATATTATTACCAGACGATGATGGTCTTCCAAGTGGAGAGATTGTTGTCGCAACAGCTATGGGACAGGTAACACTTAACAAGCCTTACCAAGCTACTACAGTTTCAATGTACGAGACTGAACCAACCAAACCCGTTATACTTGACTTGACTCTTGAGTTAATTGATAACATGTTAATAGTAAATGAACCACAGGAAGTAGAACAAGAAGATGAAGGACAAGATGGAAATGGCGTTTCTAATATTCTTGATGTTGACTTCCTTGAGTTCGATGATTTAGACGTAGACTATCTTGCAGAAGATGAGTTAGAGTTTACAGAGTTAGATATAAATTATCTTGATGTAAACTTTCTAGAAGATTTACTAGACATCATAGAAGAGGTAAATGAGTTAGACAATACTGAATCACTTTTAAAGACTGACATAGATTTAAAAGGAACTCAAGTTGGCTTTGACTCTAACACCCAAATCAACACATTCTTAACTGACAACCTTATAACCTTTTACAAGTCTCTAGAAGACACTGTAAGGCTAGACTTAGATAGGTCTAACGCTTATACAGTTATTATGATTCAAAACGGTAAGAGTACTCAGGTCATTGTCAATGGTGGAGGAGACTCTACTATAAAAATAACGCAAGGAGATTAACATGAAGTGGTCTATCACCTTATTATCTTTACTTACGTTGCCTCTCCTGTTCAACAGTGTACCACTTGAAGTACTAAGACTAAAGACTTTTGATGCTGTTGTCACAACTCCAGAACCTACTGGATACTTTACAACCCTTAACATTACTGAACAAGACCTAGATAATATGGGAGGATATCCTCTACCTCGTCAAGACTTAGCAAGTATTCATAAAAAGATTATGGATGCTGGTGCGTTAGGTGTTGGTTGGGTGATGTTATTTCCACATGCAGATAGATTAGGTGGAGATGATGAGTTTGCTCAAGCTTTACAAAGCTCTGCAAGTGTTATAGCTATGCCAGAAGTAAACAACAATAACTTCCCGGCAACACATGGTACAGTTATAAAAGGACCAATAGTAGCTTTACCAAAGGCTCAAGGATTTTTAGAGAACATAGATGTATTAAAAGAATCAGCTAGTCAAGGTGCTATCTCTGCACCAGTTGATGTAGATAATTTAGTAAGGCGTATACCTTTACTACAACAAACAGATAATGGGTGGGTTGCTTCGTTTGGAACAGAAGTTTTAAAAATACTAGGAGGTGGTCGTACTTATCAGATTGTCACAAATCTGAATGGAATAGAACAGGTTAGAGTTAGAGGTATTCCACCCGTTTCTACAGATAGTCTTGGTCGTAAGTGGATTAGTTGGGTAGACACTCCACAAACTACACTAGCTGAGATGAATGTAAAAGATAAGTTTGTATTTGTAGGCTTTACAGCTAAAGGTATTACTAATCAAGTAGCAACTCCGGTAGGTTTATTAGAGCCTCACAAAATTCAAGCTGCGTTATCTGAGAGCATGTTAATGGATACGCCACAAATACCAGACTATAGATTGTTTGTTGAACTATTATTATTATGTGTCTCAGGCTTCCTCACAGCTCTTCTAATAGCACGATTAGGTATCACATGGGGTATTGTATCAGTTGGTGGTTTGATGTCAGGAGTAGGCTACTTTGGATATAGTGTCATACAAAATAACATACTCATAGATGTGACTTGGAGCATGACAAGTATGACACTTATTGCAACTTTACAATTCTATATAAACTTTAGAAAGCAATACAAGCTTAGACAACTTATCAAGAAACAATTTGAACATTACCTTGACCCAAGACAAGTCAAACAACTCCAAGATAATCCAGAGCTTTTGAAGTTAGGCGGAGATAGAAGGAGATGTACGTTTTTATTTACAGATGTTCGTGGCTTCACAAGCTTGTCAGAAAAACTAGAGCCTGAACAAGTAACAGAGATTATGAATAAGGCACTAACTATTCAAGCTGATGCAGTAAAAGAGTGTGGAGGGATGGTAGATAAATATATTGGTGATGCGATGATGGCTATCTTTAATGCACCTATAGACCTAGATGACCATGAGCAAAGAGCTGTTGAAGCATCTGTGAAAATACACCAACGTATGGCTGAAGCCGACTTAGGGATAGAGATAGGTATAGGGATAAATACAGGAGAGGCAGTTGTAGGTAATATGGGAAGCGATTCACGATTTGATTACTCAGCAATAGGTGATGCAGTAAACTTGGCTGCAAGGTTAGAAAGTTCTACTAAAGAAGTTGGTAAAGATATAGTCATAGGTCATGAAACAATTAAGAGTTACACAGGTGAATATGCAACTCTTAAGCCAATTTATGTAAAGGGTAAAGAAAAACCTATAAAGATTTATACTATAAATTAGTTAAAACTTTATTGACTGCTTTTTGTACGTATTGTGGTAGTATATCAGTATTATTGTTTGGGTATATCTCCACAAAATCACAACCATCTTCATATGTTATTTGTATTTCAAATACAAATCCTTCATCGTCTTTATAATTTATGAAGTCTCTTAGAGCTTTACGCCAATCAATTAAGTTCCAATGCCAAACACTCATACCATACTCAGTGTTGATATAAAACTCATACATAATATTTTTATTTATTCCTAGTGTCATTAGTTAGCCCTCCAGCTTTTAATTAAAAAGCCATTATAACATAACTAAAAATAAATGTCAATCCCCTACTTTAGAACATTAAGTTCTCTTTGAAAGTAGTCGTGTAAGTTTTCTAACTTAGCTTTACCATTTCTGATAATAGTTTTAATTACTGCTCTGTCATCTGGTGGGAATACTTCGTCTACCATATCTTCAGGTAGTAAACTAAACTCTGTTACTATTTTATTATCTCTTGTTAAAAGTATTTTGAAGCTTACTAAGTTAGCTTCGGATTTATTAATCATTAGGTTCCTCTAGGTTTGTAAATTTAATATTGTCCTGTCTGCCTCGAAGCCCTGCTTTCATATAGGTAGTAGCCCTACCTTCAAAAAAGTTCTGGTGTTCTACTCCGGTTACTTCATCAATCCAACCAAGAGGATTCTCTCTTTGGTCAAAGTTAGTTTTTAATCCTAACTGAAGCAACCTTCTATCTGCTATGTATCTATTGTAAGCATACATATCTTTCTTAGTTAGTCCTTGTATATCTCCCATATCAAAAACTAAATCCAAAAATTTATCTTCTAACTCTACCATATGTCTGCATATGTCATAGAGTTCTTTCTTAAAATCATCTGTCCATATTTCTATGTTCTCTTGTATAAACTCTCTAAACAACTTAGTCATAGCTTCAACGTGCATAGACTCATCACGGATAGAGTAAGTAACTATCTGTCCCATACCTTTCATTTTACCAAATCTTGGAAAGTTTAATAAGATTGCAAAGCTACTGAACAACTGTAAGCCTTCTGTAAAAGCTGAATAGACTGCTAAAGTTTTTGCAATAGTTCTTTTATCAGACTTAAGAGGTTTAAAGTTACCAACATAATCATGCTTATCTGACATCTCTTCGTACTCTGCAAAAGCTTTGTACTCTATCTCAGGCATTCCAACTGTGTCAAGTAATAAAGAATAAGCATGTTGATGAATTGATTCCATGTTTGCAAAAGAACCCATCATCATTCTTGATTCAGGCTTTTTAAATATAGGCATATACTTATCTACATATCCGGCACCAACATCAACATCAGACTGAGTAAACAATCTGAATATTTGTGTAAGTAAATTCTTTTCAACCGGTGTAAGTTCTTGCCAATCTTTTACATCTGTGTGTAGTGCTACAGACTCTGGCATCCAGTGCATCTGATTCTGTAATACATAGTAGTCAAACATCCACGGATATTCAAATGGTTTGTAGTAATCTCTAGTTGTTAGTAAGCTCATATTATTATTCCTTTGGTAAATAGACTATAACTTCGGAGTTACATTTAGGGCAATGTAAGTTAGTCTCCATTATATACTCTTCGTTTTCATCTTCTATATCGTGGTCTCCGCCCCATATTAATTGTGTTCCACAGTGCCAACAATCCACGACTATCCCTCACATGCGATACATTCTGTATCTTCTAAATTTATTCGTTGTACTTTAGTATTAACATTCTCTACAGTTCTGGCTGCATTAGAACGGAAGTAATAAAGCGATTTAAGTTTGTTCATGCCATACCAATGTACATCATTAACATATTGCATGTACTCATCGTGTACTTCTTGAGGCTCTGTTGCCTTTGGTAAAGTGAAGAACAGATTAACAGACTGAGCTTGACATATAAACTCTTGTCTTTGGTGAGCATGTTCGACAATCCAAATCTGATTTAGTTCATTTGCAGTTTTAAATATTTCTTTTTCATCATCAGTTAAAATATCTAAGTGTTGTACTGAACCATCGTTACCGGATATATCTTTCCATATAGCATCTAACTCTTTGCCTTTAAGTCCCTTAGACTTGAGAACTTTTTCGAGATACTTGTTTTTAACTTGGTAAGACCCTGACAAAGTTTTGTGAGTATAGCAGTTAGCACGGAAAGGCTCAATAGAAGGGGAAGTACCACTACATATAATCCCACTACTAGCGTTAGGAGCAATAGCCAATAGGTTAGCGTTTCTTTTACCCGTACCATGAATGTCTGGAGCCTCTCCTCTTCTAACAGCCAGTTCTTTAGTCGCTTCATTTGCTCTAGTATTGATATACAAGAATGCTTTATAGTTGAAACCACTAGCGTATATCCCCTCAAAAGGGATGTTACGAGATTGAAGATAAGCATGGAAGCCCATACTACCGAGACCGAGACTCCTTTCTCGATACGCTGAGTAGGCACTCTTGGTAAAGCCTTCCTTACCCTCTTTGACATATTTTTGAAAGCGTTTGAAATTTGCACTGTATTCTCCTAATTGTTCTGTATCTATTGCGTTGTCAATGTAATGCTGTAAAACATTGTCAAGCATGGTTATTAAATCTTCAATGAACATGTCATCTTTTGACCAGTCATCAAAGTGTTCTAAGTTTACAGAAGATAAACAACATACTGCTGTTCTCTCTTCATCTGTTGGTAGAGTAATCTCTGAGCATAAGTTACTTTGTCTTATCTTTAAACCTAAATCCTTTTGTGCTTTAGGTAAATGTTTATTACAAGTATCAATGTTCACCATGTAAGGCTCACCTGTTTCTGCTCTAGCATTTATTATCTGCCACCATAAATCTCTAGCGTTGATAGTCTTAACTGCTTCGTTAGTCTTAGGGTCTATCAATCTCCAATCTTCATCTTTCTGTACTGCTTCAAGGAAAGCATCTGTAATGTTTACACCGTTATGAAGATTCAGATTCTTTCTGTTTATATCTCCACCTGATTCTTTTCTCATGTTAATAAACTCTTCAATCTCTGGATGACTGATATCCATATAAGCCGCATAACTACCACGTCTTGTAGTGCCTTGGTTAAAAGCTAACATCTGAGAATCAACTACATGCATGAAAGGAATTGAACCAGTAGAACGAGAGCCATGAGTAGTAGATATACCATTACTCCTAATATCTCCCCAATATCCACCAATGCCTCCACCCGAACTTGCCAACCAAATATTCTCGTCATAGTGAGAAGATAAACCACCCCTACTATCAGGAACATAGTTAAGAAAACAACTGATAGGAAGCCCACGAGTTGTTCCCCCGTTACTAAGTATAGGAGTGCTGAACATGAACCAACGAGAGGAACTGTAGTTATAAAGTCTTTGAGCCAATTCAAAATCTGTCTCACCTTTGTAGGTTGCTCCGAAGACTGAGGCTCTTGCGAATGCTTCTTGGGCATGTGTTTCTCCTTCCCAAAAATATCTATCTTTGAGTGTATCTAAACTAAACTTATCAAATGTTTTTTCTTTATCGTAATCTATTGTAATGCCTAGGTAAGGCTTCTGTCCTATCTTGTCTTCAATCATTATCTTTGTCCTGTAAATATAAAGCTATTATAGCATAGTGTATTATCTTACGTAAGTCATCTGGATTATTACCATGCTTCTTTCCATATCTCATAGCGTACTTCATAATGTTTCCAATACAAAAGCCTTCACCATGACCGGAATCTAGTATGATATCTGTAGCTTGGTACTTACCATTAGAGTAATGTTGTTCGTATGTTCTATCAACATATGTTCTTATATCTCTTATTATTTCATCTTCTTTAAATTTATATTTCACTTCTCCATTCCTCCGGTAATGTTTCCTCACTGTACCAAGTGAAGTCGTTTGTCTCAGCCCACTCAGCATGAGTTCTTTTTGTTTTATCTTTTCTTACTTTAGCACCCGGCATTGGAGAGAAAGGTTTTTGAAATAAAAACACTAACTCATAATTCTTAGGTAAAGCACTTCTAATATGTATGTACTTACTATACTCTGCATAGTCCCAGAATCTACCTTTAGCTTCTATTAAAATTGTTTTACCATCTATAACCTTTACAAAGTCTGGCTCGTACTTATGCTTAACAACATAATTAATATTATCCCAATGATGATTCCATTCTTTTAAGATAGTCTGATGTATATCATATTCCCAAGCACTATCGTATCCTTTAGGTACGTTTACTTTTTTAGGTCTTGGCTTTCGTGGTACTCTTCTAGGCATTAAGCTCTTCCAAAGTAATGTTTGGATTCTGCTTAACTTTTTTATAGAACCATCTTAAACTATAAGCACTTAACATGAATCTATTATTTGCAAAGATATGAGTTTGTTCTGGTAAGAACTCACCTAAGTTTTTCTTAGTTATCTTAGTAGCATCTTCTCCTTCTGGAACCATAGTTCTTATCCAACTGATAAGTAATTCCTCTGCTCTACGTCTTAGTCTCTTGGCTTTCCTACCATTCATATCTGTGTAACCTCTATAACATTAGGTGGTTTAGGTACTTGAGTTAAGTATCTATAACCTGTTGAATATTTAAACACTCTTAAACCTTTACCATCGTTTGCATCTGCATGACATTCAAACTTATGTCTACAATATACACAACCTTTAGCAAGTTTCATATTACCAGACTTACCATCTGGAACATCATCATAACATTTATTAGGTGGTGCAGTTAGCTTAACAGCCTTTTTAATATCAGTTATTTTCTTTTTAATATTAGGCTTATCAAAGTTGTCTGGTCTGAACA